TTATATGTTTAAGGGTTTTAATTTAGGAAATACCTTGATTTTGAAGTCATTCCCCTTTTTATTCTTAGTATATTCTATTTTAAAAATCAAGGTCTTCATGAGTTCATTTTTTAATCTAATATCAGCTGTACTCTTATAGGAATCTAATACTTTTTCAAATTTTATAATATCTTCTTTCTTTATTGCTTTATTTTCTTTTGCAATTATTTGATTTAAATTACTCAGACTTTCATTTGTTATTTCTATTCTTTCATCTAAATTTTTAGATCTCTTAAGAAAAGTATCTTCATCATATATTCCACGTTCTAAAAAATCAAATAGTTTTAATCTTTGTTCATTAAGAATTTTTAGCTCTTTTTTTAAAGTGCTTATTTGTTGCTCATATAATTTTAAATTAGATATTTCGTTTAATTCAGGGAGATTTACTTTATAAGCTTTTAGGTAATTTTCTAATGATTCTACAACAGATTTTTCTACAGCATCAAATCTATTACTTATGTTGTTGCACTTATTATTTTTACATAAAATTCTATCTGTACCTCTTAATTTACGCATAACCATTTTAGACTTACAAGTAGCACATATGATTAGTCCAGCGAGTGGGTTAGCAGGACCATTAACAAGTTTGTATGGAATATGATATCGGTTGTTTAATATTTCTTGCGCCTGTTTCCAAGTTATTTGGTCTATAATAGGATCATGTTTACCATCTACAACTATCCATTCGCTTTTATCTCTAGTACGTGTATCTTTTATTTTGTTTGGATCTTTAGATTTTCTTATATCTTTCTTTTTCCAAGTTATTTTCCCAATATAAACTGGATTTTTAAGAATAAATATAATAGAACTATTATTAAAGCTATTCTCAAATTTAGTCTTGTAACCTAAGCTGTTTAAATGTTTAGCTATAGTGCCAGCACCATTACCTTCAATATAAAGTTTAAAAATTAATTTTACTATTTCGGATTCCTTTTGATTAGGTTTCAATGTTCGTGCTTTATTTATCCAATGTATATCATATCCATATGGTGCATTAGTTGCAATGTAATTGCCATCTTCAACACTTCTAACTCTTCCGCCCTGCATACGCCTATTTATCATTTTAAGTTCTTTTCTGGACATAAAAGCTTCAAATTCACTATACTCTTCGTCAAAATCATTTGATAAATCGTATGTTTTCATAGGTGTGATTATTTTAGTATTAGATTTCTTAAATGTTTCCAAAATAATCCCTTGATCTTGCATATTGCCACGTCCTAGACGTTGCATATCCATTACAAGCACACCACTGTATTGTTTATTTTCAATTTCTTTTAATAATTCCAACATCTTAGGTCTAAAGAATAAACTTTCTCCACTTACTATTTCCTCTTTTATTTCTACTATATTAAGATTTTTTTCTTTAGCAAATTTTAAAAGTGCTTTTCTATGTTTAGATAGTGTTTCTCCTTCGCCTAAAGTTTTTTCTAATTCTTCATCAGCACGTGATTTTCTAAGATACATACATATCCTCATAGTCACACCTCCTATTGAAGCTTTCTTTCAACTTCTACTAGTACTGCTTCTGTTATTATATCCCATGCTTCTTTATCTATATTAGTATCTTTTATTAATCCTTCTTCTATCATTTTATCTAATACAAGATCAAGCGTGTTAGGTGCTTCATATTCTTCAACACCATCTAGCCAGTAGTCCATGCCTTTACCGCTATGGTCTACTAACTTCATAAGCACAGTTTTGGAAGGAAGCCTTTTCCCAGCTTCTAGATTACCTATATTTCCTTTACTTATTCCAAGTTCTTCAGCAAGTTGAATTTGACCAACTTTTTTATTTCTTTTTTCACTTAGTTCTTTTCTATATTCTTTTAATTTTTCAGCAAATATTTTACTCATATTTAACACCTCATTGACTATAGTACATTAAATTTTCTCACATTTCAAGAGAATTTATGTGACAAACTTTTCTTTCAAAATGTGAGAAAAGAAGGAAATAGCATTATTTTTAAGCATTATAGAGTTAAATTAAAAAAACAGGAAAAATAAGCCTTTTACTTTTCTTTCAAAACGTGAGAATATGAATGCAGGAGGTGACACAATAGTGAACTTAAGACAGTTTCGCAATAGTAAAGGGCTACAAAGGAAATTTGTGGTTTCGCGTATTAATATAAGCGGAAAGCATTTAAATGACATTGAAGCCGGGCGAGTTAATTTAACAGATAAAATGGCTTCAAAGTTAGCAATCTTTTATAAACTTGATATTAAAAAAATAAAAGAAATGTATGAGGAGGGTAAAAATGAATAATTTAGATGTTATAAATAGACAACTTGAGCTTATAGATAAAATTGATAATTTACAGAAGAAACGTAAAGAAGAAAAAAAGAATAGTACAAGCTTAAGATAAATATAATTATTAAGAGGATTATTAAGAGGTGATAAGCATGCCAGAAGTGATAATAATTGAACCAGATATCACCGACGAAGAGAATCAAGAAAATTGGGAAAAGGTACAACAGGTCATAAATTTGATATACCAAGAGATAAATAAGGCTGAATAGCCTTATAAAAATATAACTTTTTGCAAGAAACTAAACACTTCTCATTATATTCTATGTGTGTAATTTATAAGATAGAACTTATTAAAAGGAGGTAAAAGCATGGGAAAAGTAGTTTTAAACATAAAAAACGGACAAACTGTGGTAACAGAAATACAACCAGTAGAAGTTGAAGGTCAAAGAGTTTTAACAACAGATCAATTGTCAGAAGTTTATGAAGTTGATCCTATAAGAATACAACAAGGATTTGTTAGGAACAAAGATAAGTTTCAAAAAGAAAAACATTATTTTAGATTAACAGGTGAAGAGTTAAAAGAATTTAAAGCCAACTATCTTAAAGATAGTAACCTTAAATATGCTAGCGAGTTAATGTTGTGGACAGAACGAGGAGCAAACCGACATTGCAAAATCCTTGATACGGACAAAGCATGGGAGCAGTTCGACAACTTAGAGGAAACATACTTTAGGGCTAAAGAAAAGAATTTACCACCTATGAGTATAGAGGATATTTTAATACAAAACTTACAACAAATGAAAGACGTAAAGCAACAACTTAATCAGGTAAATTACACTGCTTTAGAAGCTAAACATACATCAGAAGAAAATAAAGAAAAACTTGAGGAATTCCCTTTATTTACTATAGATAGTAAGGAATTAAGTAGAGTGGCTAACAGGGTAGTGGTAAAGTTTTTAGGTGGTAAGGGAACTCCAGCATATAAGGAATTAAAAAGAAAAGTATACTCCGATTTATATAGACAAGTTTGGAGAGAGTTTGATGTAACAAGTTGTGCGGCAATAAAAAGAAAAGATTTAGAAGAAGCTAAGAAAATTATAAGTGAATATAAGTTACCAAGAGCATTAGCAAATGAAATTCAAATATTAAATAATCAAGTAAGCTTTTAGGAGGATTACAAATGAATAAAAAAATAAAAACAACAGATTTAAATTTAAATGTTTCTACAGGAACTATACTTTATGTAGATATAGATATTTTTAGGTTCTCATACGATCAAGAAATATTTAACTTAACTATTAAAATACTTGATGGAGAGAATTATGAATTTTTCGAAGAAGTTGATTTGCCAGAAGATGAGGCCATTGTAGATCATAATGATCTGAAAATATTTGCCCTAAATTGGATATTTAAAAATGTTGAGGTAGTAAAGGAGATTTAAAATGCTAAGAAAGTTATTAAAAGAAAGGGGAATTAATTTAACAAAAGAAGAATTTGCAATAGTTGCTGAAATTACAACAGATGATATTAAGTTTAATAGAGTTAGCTTTAGAAAGTGTACAAGCTTAAATTATGTACTATATATTGCAATAAGAAGTGCAAGTATTTTTAAAAGATGTGCATAGAAAGAAGGTGTAAAAGATGAATGAAAATTGGTGCATATTAGCGATAGCTGCTCTTTATGAAAGACCTTGCACAATAGAACAAGCATTTGAAGTGTTTGATAAAGGTAAACTTACTAAAAATAAGAAAAAATCCCAAGAGGATATAGAAGATATGGTTAAGTTTAGAAATATGGGAATGACCTTTGAAGAAATAACAGATATATATTGTGCAGACAAAAAAACTGTATGTAGATTAATAAACTCTTTTAAAAAGAAAAAAATAGCTCCCTGCCAGGAGCACAATAATTAAATAAAAATTCGTTAAGTACAGTTTATAAGAAAATTTAATGTTTGTAAAGATAGGTGTGATTATTATAGCTAAGAAGTATTATTGGTTAAAGCTTAAAGAAGATTTCTTTAGGCAAAAAGAAATTAAAAAATTAAGGAAAATAGCAGGTGGTGATACATATACAATAATTTATTTAAAAATGATGCTTTTAAGTTTAAAAGATGAAGGGAAATTATTCTTTGAAGGGTTGGAAGATTCTTTTATAGATGAAATAGCTTTAGAAATAGATGAGGATTTAGAAAATGTAAAAGTTACAATAATGTTTTTAATTAAATGCAGATTAATAGAAGAACTTACAGAGAATGAGTTTTTAATGACGAAGGCATATGAAAGTATAGGTAGTGAAACACAGTCGGCTGAAAGGGTTAGAAGGTTTAGACAAAGAAAAAAAGCGTTACTTAGTAACGGTGAGGTAACAAAGAGTAACACAGAGATAGATATAGAGAAAGAAAGAGAGATAGATATAGAGAAAGATAAGATAAAGATAGACTGGAATAAAATATTAGAAGCATGGAATACATTACCAGAACCAATAAAATCAGTACGTTCCATTACAGATAAAAGAAAAAAGAAAATAAAAATTAGAATGAAAAATTTGAAGTTGACACAAGAAGATATATTAAAAGCAATAGACAAAATAAGTAAAAGCAACTTCTGTAAGGGAATTAATAAGAAAGGCTGGACAATAGAATTTGATTGGTTATTCAAAGATGATAATAATATTACAAAGGTTTTAGAAGATAAATATATAAACAAGGATGGTAAATATGGAGATAGAGAAAATAATTCAAAGGATAAAAGCCAATATGACTTCAATAGACCATATACAGGACCAAGTTACAGCGACCAAGAAATTGACTTCTAATATATGCCACATATGTAATGGTACAGGATGGGAATTTGATAATGAAACAGAAACATATAGAAGGTGTGAATGTTATGAAAAAGAGAAGTTGCAAAGACTTTGGAAGAAGTATGGAATAGACCCAAAGGATATAAAAAAATTAAATGAGTACAAGCCTATTGATGATACACAAATATCTGCAAGAGATAAGGCGGTAAAATATATAAAAAACTTTGAAAAAATAAAAAATACTAAAGAAAATGGGTTCGGATTATTTGGACAACCAGGGGCAGGAAAAACACATATCTTATTATCCATAGGTGCTGCACTAATAACAAAAGGTATAGAAGTTATATATATGCCTTACGTTGAAGTAATGAGGGAGTTAAAAGCTACAGCAATGGATAATGAATATTACATGAAGTTATCATCTAGCTATATAAAAGCAAAAGTTTTAATAGTTGATGATCTGTTTAAAGACAAATTAAAAAATGGTGAATTAGTCGGAGAATTAAGGGAAGCTGACATTAAACATCTTTATCCTATATTAAATTATAGGTATTTAAATAACTTACCAACCTTAGTTAGTACAGAATGTATTCCTGATATTTTGCAAAAATTAGATGATGCTCAATGCGGAAGAATGCTAGAAAGATGCGGAGACAATATAATAGTATTTCAAGGTTATAAGTATAACTACAGAATGAGAAAGTTCACTAAATAGGAGGGGTGAGAGTGTACAATTAATGATTTTAAAGAATAGTTCTAAATTAGGAATAAACAATGAACTATTAACATTAGAAAATCTTGTAGATAAGTTACAGGAAGAAGTAAAAGAATTAAAAGATGCTACAGAAGATAAAAACAATATACACCATGTAGCTGAAGAAGCTTGGGATAGTTTGCAGATGTGTGTAGAAGTTCTGGACAAGCTAGAGAGTGAACATAATGTAAATTTGAAGACATCTTTAAATAAACATCATAAGAAGATAAAGAAAAGAGGATGGAAGGCTAAAAAGATGATAATCTTTCAGGTGTTCAATGATTATCACTAAGGGGAGTGAAAAATGAAAGTTGAAATAACTAAAAGATACTGTGATATATGTAAAAAAGAAATACAATGGCATGATGATAGTAGAACGAATGAAATTATAGTTAAAGTTGTATTTGGCAATGAAAAAGGACATTGTAGAGATTCAATATATGAAACTAAAGAAGTATGTGATGAATGTATGGAAGGAATGGGATTCACAGTTTTACCAAATTCATGGGAACTAAACAAAGAAAAAAATAATTTAAATGGAAAATTTAAAAATATTATTAGAAAAATATTTAATAGGGAACTGGGGGGTATTAAAAATAAATAAATATCAGAGGCAAAAAGCTAAGAGAATGAAAAAATTAAATAAGTTAGGTTTAAGTCAGTTTGAGTGTAAAAGAATAATGAGCGTATATGATTTAGAAGAAGTAGATGAAATAATAGATCAAATTAATAAATTAAAAGAAACAGATGCATTTAAAAAATTAGAAAAAGCATGTAGAAGACTAGTAAATTTTGTACGTGAAATGCAAAATAATTAAGTTAGATTAGTACGGAATATGAAGTAAAAATATGAAGTTAAAAAATGAAAGTGAGGAAGTTAATATGAATAATTTAGAAAATAGTATAAAGGATTGTATTACAAAGGAGATTGAAAAAGGAATTATAGAAAAAGTAATTGCAGAACAATTAGAAAAGTGCATTGAAAAATCAATAAGTGATATGTTTGGCTGGAACGGAGAAATAAAGAAAGTAATAGAGAATAAGGTTAAATCAGTAATGATACCTTACTTAGAAGATTATGATTACTCAGAATATATAACAAAGTTAGATAGTGTTTTAATTGATGTTTTAAAAAGTAGTGCTTTAGATAATAAAAAAATCCTAGAAAACTTTAAAGAATTAATGACCAGTGAAGATATTAAAGAAGCAATTAAATTAAGTGATATATTTAAACAATGGACAGAATATTGTAAGGAAACTATTGATAAAGACAATATAGATATGGATTATGAGGGAGGTTATATAACTACAAGATTTGAAGTAGAGGAAGTTAGTAATAGCTGGAGCAGTTATAAAACTTATATGGTTACATTTGAGTGTGAAGAAGATGAAGAGTTAAAGTTTGAATTTAGTATACAGGCATGGAAACCAACAGCAGATAGTAAATATACCAGCAATTATAAAAACAGTTGTGATTTAAGAAGCTTAAGGTATTTAAATGACTTTGAAATACTAATGATGAGAATAAGTGAAGGTTATGAAAATATAATCTTGGATAGCGAAGGAGATAGCGAAGATACATTTATAGAATATGAAGAATAATACACAATTTGAAATTATTGTGAAGGAGTGAGAGTTTAAATTGAAAAAAAGTGAGATAACAAATAGTAATCTTAAAAAAGCGATTTTTGTATTACTTTATGACCAGTTCGATATTCCAGATATGGATGAAAGTTGTAGTGATTCTTCTTATGTTGATTATATTATAGATGCATTGATTGAAAAAAATGAAAATAGATGCCCTTATAAGTGTTATGACTGCATAGGTAAATGTAAGGATAACATGTTAAATTGTGCAAACGGGTTAAAGCTTGATTGCGATAAAGAAATTGAGGAAATATGGAAAGATTTTATTGGTATTGAAAACGATAAAGATTAAATGGCAATGCAAATATACAAGAAATAAAAAGTTAAAGGAAGGTATGCTTATGAATATAAAGCTTTGGATAAAAAGAGTTAAGTGTGCCATGTTTTGTAATAAACCTTTCGAATTACTTAATTACTATGAGAAGATTGATAAAGGTATTGTTGGGGCAGTTAAATGTCCTAAATGTGGCAATGAGATGTTTATTTTAAATAAACGAAAATGATTCGTAATTCAAAAATATTTTGAAGGTGATAAATTGAAGAATAAACAACTTTCATTTTTAGAACCTATTGAAAAGCCTGTAGGGAAACAAAAAATATATGATGCAACTATATGTGATAGATGTTGTTGTAATAAATGTAAATATAGTGTGGAGATTTATCCATTTTTAGATAGTAAAGAATGTAAAGAAATTAAAGAGGATAGTTGTTTTAATTGTGATGAATGTTACTATTATGGAATGGATAATGAAAGTTTAAGTAGGAATAGGGTTAAATTCGAATGTGATAAATTTAAAATGTCAAATTACTATGTAGAACTTGAAGCTAAAATAAAAAGAAAAAATTTTAAAATAATCTAGTGCACAATTCAAAGACTTTGTAAAGGAGATTTAGCATATGACAATAGAAGAATTGATAAAAAAATTAGAAAAAATAGAAGATAAAACTTTATCTATAGAGGTTTCAACAGGAAGCGAAGGTACAAACATTGGTAGATTCTATGGAAATCTTTATAGAGTAAGCATAAAAGAAGATTACAAAGGTAAGAGGGTTCTATTAACAGGGGAATTAGAAGAAGATTAGTTCGTGTTTCAAAGATTTTGTGAAGGAGTGAATGAAGATGATGAAAGCAACACCAAAATTTGATAAAGAATTTGAGAAATGGGTAATTGATATTGAAACAGAGGATGGAGAAGTAATTCCAGTAGGACATACAATAGAAGAGTCTATCGGGTTATTTGAAATATGTAAATGGGACAGTGAAGAACAAGCAGAAGATTGGATTAAAGCAAGACCAGAAAAATTCTATATTTAAAGGAGAATAGCAAATGGTAGATGTAAAAGCTTTAAAAATGTGGAGTATAAGTATATCAATGCTAGGTGGAAAATCACCAAAAATAAAATATTTATGTGGAAAGTGTGGATCATATAATACGACTAGAATATCACTAGATGCAGTAAATGCAGGAAACCCTTATGTAGTATGTGCATATTGTGGGGAAATCAATAATACTAAACTAACATTAGGATAGTTGATAATTTAAAAGGAGTGAAATATATGGAATATATAAAAGAAGTTAATATAAATGAGGCAGTAGTGCATATATTGGACAACAATAGTGAGGAGCCAGTGTTAAATGAATATAAATTAAGATTGGATGATGAATGTTATAAATATATATTAAAACATATAGATAAATGTTTAAAGGATGAATGTTTAAGATATGCAAAATTTAATGAAGAGAAAAATGTAGTAAAAGATATTTCACAAGAATATTTAAATGGCCAAAATGATTTATTAGATGTTTCTAAGGAATTGGCTAGACAACTTTTTATATTAATGAAAGGCAATGATAATATATCTTCTTGCGATTTAATGATAGTTTCTATATCAACAGAATATGGCCCAATGTTAGCCATATTAAAAATGGATTATGTTAAAAATTATATTCATGTAGTGGATATGGTAGAGGATAAAGTAGGTATAGATATAGTTCCAGAGTTTACAGGATTACCTGCTAGTGCTCAAAAGATACAAAAATGTGCATTTATAAAACCTATAAGAGAAAATCAAGAATTTAATTTAATGGTTATAGATAAACAGAAGAAAATTAAAACTAGTGAAGAATATGGCTCTAATTATTTTATAAATAAATATTTAGGTTGCAGCATAATAGAAAATGAAAGGGATACTACAAAGAATTTTGTACAAGCTACGGAAAAGTGGGTTAAAACTAATCTAAATGAAAATGCAGATACATCAGAAAAAATAATAAGAACAGTAGACAAGCTATTAAAAGAAAAAGATACCATAGATATAAATGAAATTTCCAATAATATATTTGGGGAAAATTCAGATGCTAAATTAAACTATGAAGGATTTATTGCAGAGCAGGGTATAAAAGAAAAAATAGATGTAGACAAGGAATGGGTAGATAAAAAATTTAAAAGAATAAGATTAAAGATAGATAGAGACATAGATTTATATATAGATGAAGAATCTTATCATGATGAATCAAGGTTTGAAGTTAAAAGAGTAGGGGATGGATCTATAAATATAATAATTAAAAATGTTTATAATTATATGCAAAAGATAAGTGGAAAATAAAAATTAAATAGGTGTAAGGATTAAAGCGTGTATTCTTGCACCTTAGCTGTATTAGTGTATTATTACAATAATATAAAAAAGGAGATTAATTATGGAGATTATATCAGGATATATTAAGTTCGGAAAGCAAATTAGTATATTTGATAAATATATGAACAATGAAAAAGAAACTAATAAATCTTTAAAGAAAAACCAAGATAAAGAGATGGAAACAGAAAAATAGAGCAGGTTAGAAGAAATACTAAAGAACAAAAAATAAAAAGAGAGCTAGTTAGTTTGGACAACCGGTTAGCTCTCTTAAAAATAAACTACTAGAGATATTGTAACATTATTGTATCTCGGTGGCAATATAGGAGGAAAAATTATGTGTAATACAAATAGCAAGGATGAAGTTGTAATTAAATTAGTTGGGAAATTATCTTTGGAGTTTCCAGAAATAGATCAACTAAAAGTTAGAGAAATAGTTGAGGAAGTTCTTTATAAATATAATATATTGCCACAAGAAAAAGCATTAATGACAAGTGATGTAGAAGAAAAATTACAAATATACTTAGCATCTAAGAAATTGGATGGATTGAGTTTAGAAACATTAAAAAACTATCAATATAATTTAGCTATATTTGCAGATTATTTAAGAAAACCACTAGCAACTATAAATACAATGGATCTAAGAATGTTCTTAGGGGCTAGATGTAAGAATATGAAGCCAAGTAGTATGAACGGACAAATATCAATTTTAAAAAGTTTCTTTGGTTGGCTTGAAGCTGAAGAGTATATACCCAAAAATCCTGCAGCTAAACTAAAGCAAACTAAAGAGCCTAAAAGAGTTAGGAAGCCATTAACAGAGGAAGAGGCTGAATTATTAAGACAAGCTTGCGAAACAGACAGACAAAAGGCATTGACAGAGTTCTTAATATCTACAGGATGCAGACTGGATGAAGTTTTTAAAGTAAATAAAGACAATATTAATTGGCATGAAATGAGCCTATTTGTAGTTGGTAAAGGAGATAAGGAACGAAAAGTTTATTTCAATACAAAAGCCAAAATTTTATTAAAAAAATATTTATTTTCAAGGGAAGATGATGATCCTGCATTATTTGTTACATCCAAAAGACCTTATCATAGATTAGGAAAAAGGAGTATTCAAAGAGAATTTAAAAAGATAGCGAATATGGCAGGAATAGAAAAGTCAATACATCCTCACTTATTTAGACACTCTTTTGCAACATATAAAATTAATAGTGGTATGCCAATGCCAATTATACAACACTTAATGGGCCACGAGAGCCCAGCGACTACTCAAATTTATGCGCAACTATCAGAAGAAACTGTAAAATATGAATATAAAAAAATATCTTAAGGAGTGTAACTATGATTAAAATGAGAGGAAAAACAAAAATACTTGTATTGCCGTACAGGAATTTCAAACATAGAATTAGACTTACAAAAAGATATGAAAAAGATTATAGCATAGAGAACATGAATGGTTATTTATATATGGTTAGGAGGAACAAACGTGTTTAAGAGAGGAGAGTATTCAATCAAAGAGGAAAACTTCATAAAGGATAATTATTTAAAAATGAGCAATAAACAGCTTGCTAAAGAATTAAATAGAAATATTCAATCTATTAGTAATAAATTAATATCTTTAGGTTTATATAGATTTGATTTTAATAAAAAATTATCAATATCCACTCCAGATGAAGGAACCATTAAAATAAAAAATAAGTTTAAAGTTGATAAAGAACAAGCAAAATTAATTTATAAAAACTGGAGAAAAAATTATATAAAAAGTAGGGTGATATAAAATGTTAGAAACTATATTAGGAACTATAGCTATAGTTAGTGTGACTATGTTAATAGCAATTAGAAAAGTTAAGAAGGATAAGAATGTTTTATGTAATTACAATTGTGAAAATTGTAGAGAGCAAGATGTGTGTTGTATAAAAAAGGAGGGTAAGAATGAAAGAAACCTATAAAAATTTATTAGAACTGATTAAAATAAATGAAAACATAAAACACAATTGTGAAAATAATTTAAAATTAATAGAGAAATTTTTATTAAAACAAGGTCCAAAAGGTTTCACAAGTGGTACAAGTTATTTAGATGCTGATTGTATCCATGGGAGTAAAGGGGAAATGCACATAGAAGATTACGGTAAACTAATGATTGAGTGTGAGAAACTTACAAATATGATTTTTTTACAAGATAATATTCTGAAAGGGCTTTATGAAACTAAAAAGAATATAGATGAAAAATTAAAGAATTTAAAGGGAATTAAGTATAGTGTAGCTTACCTAAAGTTGGTTGAAGGATATAGCATACAAGCTATAGCTAGTAAATTAAACATAAGTGAGAGCTATGCAATGAAAATAAGTGCTAAAATATAAGAGTGTAGTTTTTGTGAAGTTTTATAATGAAAAAATGTGTTAAGATAGTAGTGTAGAAAAAGCAGGGCTTATCGTACAAGGTGACTGCAAAAATAAAAAAAATAAACATATTGTGTATGTACTAAAAGCACTTAAGGTAAATAAAATCTTAGGTGCTTTTTATTTGTGAAGGGAGTGAGGATATGCTAAGTATTTATACAAGTTATATATGTTGTAGTTGTAAAAAGGAATTTGTTTTACTATCAGAGGACATAGAAAGGTTTAAAGGATATTTAGTATGTCCTTACTGTTCAAGTAGAAAAATTAAAAAGCAGAAAATAACAGACAACTTAAAGGAATGTATGCAAGAGAAATCTTACAAGAGAATCAATGGTGCAATAAGGCAGGTGACAAAATGAATTTTGTCGAGCCTATTCGTGATAAACAAAAGGTAAGAGATATACAAGATTATTTAAAACAAACTAATCCAAGAAATTATATTATGTTTATAACTGGAGTTTATACAGGTCTTAGAATTTCAGATATATTGAAACTTAAAGTTAAAGATGTTAAAAATAAAGAAGGGATATATCTAAGAGAAAAAAAGACTAGTAAACAAAATATTATAGCTCTAAATAAGCTTTTAATAAAAGAATATAAATGGTTTTGCGGTAATTTAGAAGATTATGAGTATTTAATAAAAAGTAGAGAAGGCATTAACAAACCTTTAAGTAGAGTAAGAGCTTATGAGATTATAAGAAAAGTTGGGAAAGATTTTGGAGTTGAGAATCTAGGAACTCATACAATGAGGAAGACATTCGGATATCATTACTATAAAAAGACGAAAGATATAGGAACACTAATGAATATGTTTAATCATAGTGCACCAAGTATTACGTTAAAGTACATTGGCATAAGTCAAGACACTATGAATAAAGCTAGAAGGGAATTCAATATTTGATATTGGATTTATTTTTTTATCTTAATAGTTTAACATAACGGGCGCGTGTTAAATTGATTTCCACTAAAGTGTATTAAAACATTGAAAAATAAATACCTAAGATAACTAAGAACAGTTTAACAGAATATTAGATATGTTTGACTTAGAAAGGAGATTAGTTATGGAAGTGTATTGTAATAAGTGTAATAAAGACTTTGAAATAAAAGCTAAAGAGAAAAAATATGCAGATGGGATAGTAGAACTCTATTTTAAATGTCCATATTGTAAAGAAAGATATACATCATTTTTTACTGATAAAAATATAAGACAAAAACAAAAGAAGGTCAGAAAATTATATGAACAATATGGTAAAGAAATAGACGAACATAAAATCATAGAATTACTTGAACAAATAGATGATCTTAAGGTGGAGATAGGTAATGATATGAATAAGTTAAAGAATAAAATGTTAGGCACTCAATAGAGTGTCTATTTATTTGTGCAAAAAAATATAAGGAGGAAAATAAAATGAATAAAGTATTATATGAATGTAGAAAATGTGGAAAGACATTTATTAATAATGGAAATAGAGACGGATTAAATTGCGATAAGTGTAAAGGATCATTGATACCTTCAGGTTATGTAGATGAATTACAAAATGGAATAAGAAAGATGAAAGACAAGATAGAGAATGCAGAAACATACATAGTAAATAAAAAGAACAAAGCGAGGGAAGTAACAATAAAGATAAATTTAGATACGATAGAGTTTGAGAATAAATTAAATAGAATAGAAAAGAAGTTAGAGAGAATAAAGTCTTTAGAAGATACATTAAAGTTTAGCAAAGACTTTAATGAGGTTAAGAATATAACAATAAATAATAATGTAGATATAAAAGATATAATGAAGAGGTGTGTGGAAGCAGTAATGAGCATGGAGCCTTTACAGTAATGGCACAACGTAGTCTAAGACAATGCAAGCAACGTTGGTGTAAGAACCTAACAAGAGATATAACAGGTTACTGCGAGGAACATATACACATATACGAAGAAAGAAGGGCACAAGGAAATAAATACTATGATAAGCATATAAGACATAGCAAGGATAAGAAGTATACTAAGTTTTATCATAGTGATGAATGGGAAGATTTAAGAAAAGATGTTTTAACAACTTATAATGGTGTAGATATATATTCATATTATATAGAAAACAAAGCAGTAACTGCAAATACGGCGCACCACATTATAGAGTTAAAAGAGGATTGGGATAAAAGATTAGATAAAGATAATATTTTTCCTTTAACAGATGCTAATCACAAGAAGATACACTCACTATATAGGAAGGATAAAAAAGGAACTCAAGAACTACTTAGAGAGCTACTAGAAAGATTCAGAAAGCAATTTGGTATATCCCCCCTCCCTTAGAGAATTTAGAGCTCTTCTAAAAGACCGAGGGGGTAGATTCCCTCGCAAAAAATTCCCTAAATGAAATTTTTGAAAAAGGAGACTATTGCTATGGAAATTAGAAAAGATGTATTAAAAATAGCTAAAGGCATAGTTCAAAAAAAGCCAGAAGAAATATGGTTAGTATCAACCAACACTTTAATGGCTAAAAGATATTGGAAAAGTTTAAAAGAAATAATCCCACACGTTTTCAAACCTATGAAGCCTATATTTATATCTAGCAGGGAATCAATGATTATGGGATTGAACTCACAAAATACAATTATACTTAAGTGTGGACCATGGTGAAAAAATCCAATATACAAAAGTGATTTATTTAAACAATATATTAAAAATGCTAAACAAACCTTTTCTATAAGTGAGTTACCTTAAGAAGTGTTATATATGTGGTGGTGGAATAGGTAGACATAGGTATCTCTTAACGCGGTTGGCTTGACAGTTAAGCACAGACATGAGTTGAAGCAGCTGTCATGTAAGGTGCAAATCCTTACCCATATTATATTAGCATGTAGAGCAGGCAATTAACTTTTTTATTTTAAATAAATAGGGGGTGAGAAGGATGGCAAGACCAAGGCAACCTACAGATTTACTTTTAGTAAAAGGTAAAAAGCATTTAACTAAAGCTGAAATAGAAGATAGAAAAAGTAAAGAAATTAAAGCTCCAAGTGATAAGGTCAAAGCACCTTCTTACTTGCCGGCTGATTTAAAAAAAGAATTTAATAAGATAGCCAAGGAACTAAAAGAGATTGGTATTATTACTAATCTTGATATAGATGCCTTGGCTCGTTTTATTATAGCAAAGAAAATGTATTTAGAACTTACTAAGCAGATACTTGAAAAACCAGAAATGATGATAGTAGATAAAGATATAGTAACAACACAAGATAAATTATTTAAACAATGTAGATCATCTGCCAGTGATTTAGGTTTAACGATAAGTAGTAGATGTAAGTTAGTTGTACCTAAAAAAGAGGAACCGGATAAAAAGACAGAAGAGGAGAAGCTTTTCGGTAGTTCCCTATGAGTGATATAGCTAGATATTATACTATAGTTTACAGATATGCATGTGATATTGTAGACGGGAAAATTAAAGCTTGTAAAAAGCATATACAAGCTTGTAAAAGGTTCCTTGATGATTTGGATAAGTCTCAAAATGAAGACTATCCTTATTTTTTTGACTATGAAGAACTATACAAATTTTATAAATGGGCTGGATTATTCAAACATAGAGCTGGTGTGCTAAAAGGTAAGAAAATTGACCTTGTGCCATTCCAGCTTTTTATTGTTGGAAATTTATTTTGTTGGAAACATAAAGATACCTGTTTAAGGCGATTTAGAAAAGCTTATATTCAAATAGCTAGGAAAAATGCTAAGTCACAATTATTGGGTGTAATAGCTAGTTATGAATGTTTCTTAAGCGAGGAACAGGCCGAAGTTTATCTTGCTGGATGGGATAAAGAACAATCAAGTATAGTTTACAGAGAAATAAAGTATCAAATAGAAAGTGCTGAATTATTAAAAGCTAAATACACTGATAGCTATGGAAGAATAACTCATTTAAAGAGTGGTTCATTTATAAAACCATTATCTCGTGAAGCTAAGAATACTGGTGATGGTACAAATCCAAGTTTAGGTATTGTTGATGAATACCACGCTCATAAGACTTCTGAGATATATGATGTTATCCTCTCAGGTATGGTTGCTAGAGAACAACCTTTAATGGTTATTATAACAACAGCTGGATTTGATTTAAGTAGACCATGCTTTAAAGAGTATCAATACGTTAGTAAAATACTTGATTCTAATAATTCTGTAGAGAATGAAGAATACTTTGTAATTGTATGTGAGCTTGAACCAGAGGATGACATAAAAGATGAAAGCAACTGGATAAAAGCGAACCCTATAGTAGCTACTTATGAAAATGGATTGAATTATTTAAGAGGAGAACTCAAAGCTGCACTTGATGCTCCAGAGAAAATGAGAAACTTTTTAACTAAGAATATGGATAAGTGGGTAGACATGAAAGAAAATGGCTACATGAATATGATTAAATGGAGCGAAGCAGAGGAAGTATTTACACTTGAGAAATTTATAGGTATGGATTGTGTAATGGGAATGGATTTATCTACAAAGCTAGATCTAACTTCAATAGCTTTTGAGTTCTGCATTGATGGAATTTATTACACTTACCAACATTCATTTATGCCACAAGAAACATATGAAAAAAGAATGAGAGAAGGTAAGTATAGATTTGATTTATGGGTAGAAGAAGAGCATTTAACAATAATTGAAGGTGCAGTAATTGATTATAACGCAGTAAGAAATTATTTTAAAGATGTAGAATCTGAATATAAAATAAATATACTAGAGATATGTTATGATCCAGCCCACGCAACTCACTTTATTCAAGAATTAGAATTTGAAGGTTATATATGTATTGAAGTTAGGCAAGGGGCACTAACTTTAAATGAGCCTACTCAAGATTATAGGGCTAGAATATATGATGGTACAATGAAACATCCTAAGGATGGATTGTATACATGGGCAGCGAGTAATGCAGTTTGTTCTAATCCTAATAGAAAACAAGAGTATATAATGCTAGATAAAGCTAAATCAAGTGAGAAAATAGACCCAATGGCCGCAACAATAGATGCTCATGTGAGAGGAATGGTTATGTTAGATGATGGGGCAGGAGATATATTTTATAGTCCAGATATATAGAGAGGAGGTGGAAGATTGGGTATATGGAATAAGATTAAAAGTTTAATTAAAGCACCATTCAAAACTAGTATCATAAGAGATTATAGTAGTGGGTTTAGTTTTTTTAATAACGATTTAGCTACCAATGAAACTATATTCTCTGCCATATCGTTATTAAGTAATACAAAGGGGAGTTTACCACTTAAACTATATAAAAATTATGAAGTTGTAAAACCTTCTGAAAATGAATTAGCAAGAATGATAGAGTATAATCCCAATTCGTACATGACCATGTTCCAATGGGTAAGGTGCATGGAGACATTAAAAAATACTAAAGGAAATGCATATGCTATAAAAGAGTATGATTGCATGAATCAGCCTATAAAAATGCATATTTTAAACCCTGATTTTGTAACACCAGTAATAGAAAAAGATACAAAGGATTTGTATTACGAAATCAGAGATGAAAATGGTTTAAGATATGTACATAATTCTCATATAATACATTTTAGCCATATTTCTATGAATGGGTACAAAGGTATTAGCCCCTTGGATGTTTTACGAAATACCATTGATTATGATAGGGAAATTAAAGAATTTAGCTTAAATCAGATGAAAAACGGACTAAAAGCAAATTTGGTTATAAAATTAGGCGCTAAATTAAGTAAAGAATCTATGGACGAGTATACAGAAATGTTAGGAAAGTTTCAGAAGAATGGAATTCTTTTTGTGGATCAGGGAAAAGAATTCCAAGAACTTAAAAATTCAAGCTTCATAGATCCTAAGGTTTTTGATGTTGAAAATATAACTATAGCAAGAGTAGCGAGGGTTTATAATATACCATTGCACAAGTTACTAGCTGAAAAGCAGAGTTATTCTAGCGCTGAACAGGCAGATTTAGAATATATAAAAGATACCATTTTACCTGATATAAGACAGGATGAAGAAGAACTAAATAAGAAATTACTTACAGAGACTCAAAGAAATGAAGGATACTCTTGGAAATTTAATCTAAATGGTTTAGCCAGAGCAGATATGAAAACTAGAGGAGATTTTTATTTTAAAGGTATTAGGAGTGCTTGGTTTACACCTAATGAAATAAGAGCTTTGGAAGAAATGCAACCGATAAAAGGTGGAGATCAATTATTTGTATCAAGGGATTTGATTCCGATAGATAAAATTGATTTATTACTGAAAGGGGGTGAAAAGAATGGCAAATAAGAAATTTTGGGAGGTTAAAAATTCCTCAGAAAATGAAAACATAGGAGAAACTTATATCTATGGTGATATAGTGTCTTATAAATGGGATGATACTGATACAACTGCAAAAAGTTTTAAAGAAGACTTAGATAGCTTAGGAGACATTGACACTTTAAATATATATATTAATTCTCCAGGTGGGTCAGTGTTTCAAGGGACAGCAATCTACAACATAATTAAAAGACATAAAGCAAAAATAAATATTCATGTTGATGGAGTTGCAGCAAGTATCGCAAGCGTTATAGCAATGGCAGGCGATACTATTTTTATGCCTAAAAATAGCATGATGATGATCCATAATCCGTGGACATTTGCATGGGGGAATGCTAATGAACTAAGAAAACAAGCTGATGATTTAGATAAAATAAGAGAAAGCTTAATTGAAGCTTACTTAAGTAAAGCAGGCGATAAACTTAGTAGAGAAACACTAATAGAAATTATGGATAATGAGACATGGCTTACAGCTCAGGAATGTTATGATTATGGATTATGTGATGAATTAGTAGAGGAAAAAGAAATAGCAGCAAGTATTAATACAGAGCTATTCGCTAAATATAAAAATACTCCTAAGGAGCTATTAAATAAAAAAATAAAACCAAAAGAACCTATAAAAAATACTGAAAAAATAGAAAAAGATGAAGAAATAGAGGCTCTTATAGCAAGAGTAAATAATACTTTAAAATTTGAGGAGGAAAGAATACATGAATAGATATCAATTGGAACAAATGTTAGCAGGAATAGGGCAGGACTTAAAATCAGCAAATGAAAAACTGACAACAATGTATGCTGATGCAAAGACTACTTTAGAAGCAAGAAATGAGCAAAAAAATACTGTTAAGGATTTAGAGGAAAGATTTGCAGGAATAAAAGCGCAAATAGAGGAAATGGACAGACAAGCGGAACAAAAATTTAAAAATAAAGTTATTACAGGTGAAAATGAAAAGGATAAAAGAGTAAATGCTAAAGCTGAACTAATTAAAGCCACAATGTCCAATAATCCTGTTTCTATGGAAGTCAAAGCAGCTTTAGGAGATAATAATTCAACAGGTGGAGAAAAATTCTTACCTAAGACTATGCAAAATGAATTATTACATGAACCTTTTGTTAAAAACCCATTAAGAGATGTTTCCACATTTACTAATGAAACAAATTTAGAAGTACCTAAAATAACATTTACTTTGGATAATGACGATTTTATAGCGGATACTGAAACTGCAAAAGAACTAAAAGCTGATGGAGATACAGTACAGTTTGGTAGACATAAATTTAAAGTATTTGCACCAGTTTCAGAGACTATTTTAAGAGGTACTAATACTAATATAGTACAAACTGTTGAGATGGCATTAGAAAGTGGTCTATCAGCAAAAGAAAAAAAAGTTGCGTTTACTGCAACATCAAAAATAGGTGAAGAACATATGAGTTTTTACTCAACTAAAAATGCAATAAAAACAGTTGAAGGAGTAAATAAGTATAAAGCGATAAAGGCAGCCATAGCAGATCTTCATGAAGATTATAGAGAAAATGCAAAAATAATAATGAGATATGCTGATTATACGGATATAATTGAAATGCTTGCAAATGGAAATGCTACACTTTACGCAGCGCAACCAGAGCAAATACTGGGAAAGCCAGCTATATTCTGTGATAGTGCAGTTGATCCAATAGTAGGTGATATGAGATATTCACATTTTAACTATGATCTAGATATGCTTTATGAAAGAGATAAAGATATTAAAACAGGTATGGAATGCTTTGTTTTAACAGCATGGTTTGACCATCAAATAAAATTGAAATCAGCATTTAGGATAGCTAAAACAACTACTCCCTAGTGAGCCCCCTAAACAACCAGAAGGGGGAGAAAATGCAGAACCTAAAACAGTTGCATCAGAACCCATAACATATGGAAAAGAAGAATTAGAAGCTATGACAGTAGAGCAATTAAAAGCTATAGCTAAAGAAAAAAATATAACAGGCTATTCTAGCATGAATAAAGCTGACTTAATAACAGCAATATTGGCACCTTAGAGGAGGTGTTATTTTTATGCAACTAGATGAATTAAAAGAATATTTAAGGATAGAAGGAGAAGATGAAGATGTAACTTTATCTTCTCTTTTATTTGCAGCTAAATCTTATATAAAAAATGGTACTGGATTAGAAGAAGATATGATAAAAAATAATGAAATATTAGAATTATATAAACTTTGTTTGAAATTACTTATAAGCCACTGGTATGAAAATAGAGTAATTGAAACTACAGGTCCTAACTTTCATAAACTTAGTTTTAGCTTGGATTCTATTTTGATTCAACTAGAAGCTGAATATTTGAAGATTAAAAGGAGTGAAGCAGATGGATCCAGGCAAATTTAATAAAAAAATAAAATTTGTAGTTATAGGGGATGGTACAGATGATGATGGATACCCAATAAAAGGAGAAAAGACAATAAGAAAGTGTTATGCAAGTGTAAGAGGATTAAGGGGTAGAGAATTTTATAATGCTGCAGCAGTACAAGCCCAAGATGATAAAATCTTTAATTGCAGATACTTTAAGGGACTTACACCAGATATGCAAATAAAATACAATGATAAACTCTATAATATTACCTCTACAAATGATTTAAATGAAAAGCATGTAGAATATGAGATACATGCAAAGGAAGTGAAAGCTAGTGGCTAGCATGGAATTAGAAGGAATGGATAACTTAATTATAAAAATAGAAGATATGGGTAAGGCTGGAACTAGAATAGAAAACAAGGCTTTAAAAAAAGCTGGAGAAGTAATACTTGAAGAAGCTAAAATCACGAGCGTATTTAAGGACAGGAGTGGCGATTTAAGAGAAGGATTAAAGGTAAGTGGTGTTCGTAAAAAAGGTGGAAATAAATTTGTTTTAGTTGGAATACAAAAGGGAGATAACAGCAAGATATTCTACGGTAAGTTCTTAGAATTTGGTACAAGTAAGATGAAGGCAAGGCCATTTATGGGACCAGCTTACGAGAGTAAAAAGGAAGAAGCTAAGGAAGTTATAAAAAATGAACTACGGAAAGGATTAGGGCTATGAGTGTAAATAAATTAATAATAGACACTCTAAAGCCTCTAGGTATTCCAACCAGATTCCAGACGTACAAAGGTAAAGAAGAAACATATATAACTTTCTTCTGTTATAACGAGCAAGGAGAGTGTTTTGCAGATGACATAGAGATTGCTACAGGCTTTTATATGCAAACTGACATATGGAGCAAAGAAAATATAGAACAATTAAAAATAGATACTGTAAAATTGCTTAAAAAAGCTGGTTTTATAAAAAGACCAGGAGCACCAGATTTATATGAACCCGATACAGAAATATTCCATAAGTGTTTGAGGTTCTTTTATTATATAGAAAATAAGGAGGAGGAATAATAATGGCTATTAAGGGATTACATGGATTCAGGTATTGCATTTTAGAAAACGACGATGCGGCAGGATTTGAATATGAAAAAGAAATTAAAAAATTGACAGGTGCGAGAAGTATAAAGGTTGATAATAAAGTAAATGATGCTAAGTTATATGGAGACGACCAATTGCTTGAAACTGCAAGTGCTATCGGCTCTATAGATGTAGATATTGATGTTGCAGACTTGACATTAGAACAGCAAGCAGAGTTATTAGGATATAAATATGAAAATGGTGTCTTAATAGAGGATAAAAACTTTAATCCCCCATATATTGCATTTGGTTTCATGGCGCCTAAATCTAGTGGCGGGAAAAGAATGGTGTGGCTGCTAAAAGGGAAAATGCAGCCTATGAGTGATGAGGCTAAAACCCAAGACGATAAGGTAGAATTCCAAACACAAAAAGCGAAGTTTGTATTTATGCCTAGAGTGAATGATGGTAATCATAAATTTAAAGCTGATACAAATACTACTGGAGCACCAACCGAGGAAGAATTCTTTAGTGTTGACTTCTTAAAAACAGGAAAGAAAGCAGTAGAAGCAGGGGCTTAATGCTCTTGCTCATTTGAATTTTAGGAGGTAATAAAATGAATGGTAGAGATATTAAAGAAATAGGAGTATCGATTAAATTAGATAAAGAAAGACATCTTATATTTGATCTAAACGCTATGTGTGAATTAGAAGAAAAATTTGAAAGTATAGATGCTGCATTTGAAAAATTATCTGAGAATATGAAAATGAAAGATTTACGTTATACTTTATGGTTGGCATTAAAATATGAAGATGAGGAAATAACAGAAAAAGAAGCTGGAAGGCTGATGACAATAACAGAGATAGATATAATTTTAAGCAAATTAGGAGAAGCTTTATTGGGATCGCTGCCTGAAAAGAATGAAGATGAAAAAAACAGATAAGCCACTCCAAGGATAAAACATTACCTTGGAGCTGGCTTTTTTATATTGGAAAGGTTCAACTAGGATTTTCTGAGAGAGAATTTTGGAAACTTACATTAAGAAAATTATTATTAACATGGGAGGAACATTGTAAATTTAATGGATGGACTAAGAAGGAAGAAAAGGAAAGAGAAGATGATGTTTATATAGACCAATGTAGCTGGTTATAAGAGCTTAGGAGACTAGGCTCTTTTTTATTTCTTATGGAAAGGAGGTATGTATATGGCAGAGGATGTAGGAAGTTTAGTAGTGCGTGTCGCTATGGATAAGGCTAACTTTGAAGAAGGCATACAAAACCTTAATAGATCTATGAGATTAGCACAGAGTGAATTTAAAAATGCAACTTCAGGGTTAAAGGATCATGGACAAGGGTTAGATGGACTTAAATCTAAGCAAGAAATGTTATCAAAAAGTATTGAATTACAAGCTGAAAAAGTAGCAAAATATAAAGCTAAAATAACAGAAAGTGAAAAAACATTAGAAGACAATAGTAAAGCACATGAGAAATTAAAAGAAAAGGTAGACAATGCAAAAAAAGCCTGGGAAGATTCTGAGAAGAGCTTGGGTAAAAATGCAGAAGAAACCAAAAAACTTAAAGCAGAATATGAAAAACTTGATAAACAGTATGCTGATAGTGAAGAGAAAATAAGAAACAACGTACGAGCGATAGAAAATTGGAATGTTAAGGCCAATAATGCTGAAGCTAAATTAAAAGAAATGAAAAGTTCACTTTCTAGTGTAAGTAAAGAAATAGATAAACAAGAAAATTCATGGAATAAAATTTCAAAAAAACTCGATTCTGCAGGGAATAAATTTAAAACTGCAGGAAAGAAAATGGAATCTGTAGGTAAGGGTATAACTACAAAAGTATCGGCACCTTTAGCTGGATTAGGAGCAATAGCAGTAAAGACGACAGCTGACTATGATGACAGCATGAGTCAATTAAAAGCTATAACCAATTCTAGTACAGAAGATATGAAAAAGCTGAGTGACCAAGCCAAGGATCTGGGTGTAAAAACTAGATATAGTGCAAAGGAAGCATCAGATAGCATGGTCATGTTAGGACAAGCCGGTTATAGAACAACAGAAATCATGAATACTATGCCTGCAGTTCTTAATTTAGCACAAGCAGGAGCAATAGACCTAACACAAAGTACAGATGTATTAGTATCATCTATGAGCCAATTTGGTATAGAGACTAAGAACGCAAGTCATGTTGCCGATGTACTTTCCTTAGGTGCTAACAAAGCAAATTTGGGAGTAAATGATATGGCCGAAGCATTAAAATATGCTGGTAGTATGGCCAATACCGCGGGTTGGAGTATTGAAGAAACTGCAAGTGCTATAGGTCTTATGTCTAATTACGGAATTAAAGGTAGTCAAGCAGGAACTGCATTGAGAGGTGCTATTTCCAGATTAGTTAAACCTTCAGAGGCTTCAGCAGAGAAAATGGAAGCGCTAGGAATTAAGGTATTTGATAATAACGGTAAAATGAAATCCTTAGGCGAAGTTATAGATGAGGTTAAAAAGGGAACCTCTGAATTAACAGAAGAACAAAAAATGAATACGCTTGTAACTATATTTGGCCAAGAAGCTATAGCAGGGATTAATGCTCTTATGAATGAGGGCGGAGATAGTGTAAGAAAGTATGCAGATGAACTGAAAAAATCTGATGGTAGTGCAGCAAAAGCAGCTCAGACGATGGAAGATAATATAGGTGGTGCTTTTAGAAGTTTAAAATCTGCAATGGAAGGTGCAGCAATAAGTATTGGTAGTGCAGCAGCCCCAGCGATAAGAGAAATCACAGATAAAATAACAGAATTAACACGAAAATTCTCCAATCTAAGCCCAGAAATGCAGAAAGGCATTGTTAAATTTGGAGCATTTGCAATTGTTACTGGCCCTGTTATAGTGGGAATAGGAAAATTAGCAACTGGATTTGGCAGTATTTTAAGTGTTGGAAGTAAAGTGGCTGGAATAATGGGTAAAGTAACACTTGCTACAAAAGGAGCAGAAGTAGCAAGTGCCACGGCTGGAGCCACAATGGCAACAACAGGAACAAAAGCAGGATTATTAAGTACAGCATTTAGTGGAGTTAAAGGTGCTGGAGGTTTGGCAGCAAGTGGAGTTGTAAAATTAGCAGGAGCATTAGGAATGTCTGTTCCTGTGCTAGGCATTGCAGCGCTGGGAGTAGGAGCAGTAGGATTTGGGGCATATAAATTGCACCAAAATTTAAAACAAGATGCAGTTCCAGCCGTGGATTTGTTCGATAAAAAACTAAAGACAACAAAAACAACAGTAGATCAATATGGTCATAAAACAACTGTGGCAACGACTAAATTAGTTAATTTTACAAAAGAAACTAAAAAAGCGGTTGGAGCGTACATGGAAATAAATAAGAAAGCTAGTAGCGCTTTAACAAGCTTAGTAGTAAACTCGGATAAATTTACTAAGCAAGCTAAAGATAAAGTATTAAAAAATTTCACTGATATGAGTAAAAAATCTAGCAAACTTTCCAATGAGCAAAAAAACACTATGACCACTAATTTTAAAAAATTGGTTACCGACACCGGAGTATTAACTAAGAAAAATAAAGATGAAATTATAAAACAGTACTCAACGATGGTAAATGGAACTAAAGGACTTACTAAAAAGCAGAAGGATCAAACTATAAAAGATTTTGCAGATACTTTAAACAAAAGTACTGCAATTACCAAACAGCAATCAGATGATTTACAAAAAATATATAAGGATATGGGAGATAAAATTAAAGTTGGTTTAGATAAAAAGAAAACAGATGAATTAAAAAGCCAACAAGAATTTTTTAGCAGAAGTAATGTTCTTACTACTACGGAAGAGGCAAAAATATTACAAACAACCGCAACTAGTTGGGAAAACAAGAAAAAAACAATAGATGGATTACAAAGTCAAATTAATTCTATTATAAAAAATGCGGCTGATAATCACAGACAAATAACAGAAGATGAAGCAAAAACGATAGACGGTTTACAAAAGCAAATGAAAGAAAATGCAGTTAAAACCCTATCTACTAGTGAAGTTGAACAAAAGGCGATATTGGAAAGGCTAAAAAGCTATAACGGGAGAATAACAGCAGAGCAAGCTTCAGATACAATAAAAAATGCAGAAAAGCAACGGCAAGGTGCAGTAGATAAAGCTAATAAACAGTATGATGGAACTGTTAAACAAATAATAAGAATGAGAGATGAGAGTAAGGTTATAACAGCAGACCAGGCTGATAAAATGATTAAAGAAGCAGAAAGACAAAGAAAAGAAACAATAAATAAGGCCAATGACCAGAAAAACCAAGTAGTATCCAAAATAAAAGGTATGAATAGTGATATTACTAATTCTGTTGACACAAGCACGGGGAAAATATTATCAAAGTGGGACAAATTAAAACAATGGTGGGCTAATTGGCAGCCAGATTCTAAACAATTTAGTTACACATTGCGAGGCTCAGAAAGAGAAGCTGTACAGAAAGGTGGCAAAGCATATGCCACTGGTACAACTAATGCCACTCGTGGCTGGAACTTAGTCGGGGAAGAAGGTCCCGAATTGCTTTGGTTTGATGGTGGAGAAACAGTTCTAAATAATAGAGATACTATGAACTTATTTAATAAGTTAGATAATAAGATAGGATATAACACAGCTAAAGAATGGGGAGCTAATCTTTCACAGGGATTAGCAGATGGAATAAGCAGCACCAGAGGTTTAGTACATGATTCTATATTAGAAACAGCAAATGGAATAAATTTCAAAACGAGAAAAGCACTTGGTATAAATTCTCCTTCCCTAGTTATGCAAGAACTAGGGAAATTTTCAAGCGAAGGCTTAGCTTTAGGTATATTAGAGAATAAAGATAAAGTAGAAAGCGCAGCTAATCTGGCAGCACAAATTATAAAGGATGTTACAGAAAATAAGCTAGACGATATACAAGTAAAAACAAATACTGATGATAAAGAAATAAAAGATAGAGTAGCAAGGCAGCTTAATTGGGGTGTTTATAATAAAGATGAATACCAAAGATATTTAAACTTTGTAGATAAACTTAATAAAGAAGAAGTTGAAAAAAGTAAAGAATTCCTCAAAGAAGACTATGAAAACAGAGTTAAAAGCCTTGATGATAGATTAAGAATACTTAAAAATGAAAATAGCATAGAACTACAGACAGAAAAAGCTAGGGTAGATCAAGAAATAGCATATTATCAAAATCTACAGAGGAATACTACGGATAAAAGCGCTAAAAAGAATTATGCTAATCAAATTGCTGCATTAAGACAATATCAAAAACAAGTTTTAAACACTACTAAGGCTAATCAAAAGGTACAGGTAGATAGCTTGGAAAGATCTAAGAAAGCACTAGAAGAGTATTATAAAGATGGATTAAATTTATTAGATAAAAGAGAAAAAGAAGTTAAAAAGTCATTAAAAATTGAAGAAAACGCATTCAAGGACCTTATGACAACTTATAATACTGCGATTAAATCTCTAAAAGTTAAAACCGGTGATTTAGTAAAGGACCTTGAGAACCAGGAAGCTATAGTTGTAGTACAGAGTAAAAGAATAGAAGACTTAAGAAAGCGTTATGAGGATTTAGCGTATACTTTAGGAATCACAGCATCTGAAACAGTAAAAGCTAGAGAAGAATTTGAAAATGCTAGAGTAGAATTAGAAAATATGGCTAATGCAGTAAAGGATGCAGCTAAGAACTTAGAAGATTATATAGATAAGTTTCAACAGGATATAGTTAATGCTTTGAAGCAACGATACGAAGATGAATTAAAGCTACAAGAGGAATCTATAAATACGCAAATTCAAAATTTGGAAAAATGGAAAGATGAAAGCATAAAAAGAATAGATGATGTATATGACGCTAAAATAAAAGCTATAGAGGAACAGTTAGAGGAAGAAGAAAAAGCCGATAAAGATGCAGAAGAAATGAAGAAAATCAATAGCCTTAAGTCTGCTATTGATTTTGAACATAATCAATTTAATAAGGCAGAAATGCAGCAGGAACTTAATAATCTCCTTAAAGAAAGAGAGAAAAGGTTACACAAAGAACAATTAGAAGAACAGAAGAAAAAATTAGAAAAAGAAAAAGAAGATAAGTTACAAAACATTAATTCTATATATGAAAGTAACAAGAAAAGTTTAGAAAAACAGTTAGAGGATTATAGAAGTTTTTGTGAAAAGAGAACACAGGATGCGGTTCTGCAAGCGCAAGCCGAAAAAATGATTATGGATAATAACCAAAAGGAAATAGTAGAGCTATTGCACAGTTATAGTAAAGAATATGAGTATGCCGGACAAACACTAGGGCAAAAACTAGTTGATGGATTTAGTCCAAAAATTCAAGAAATTAAGGACATGATAGCAAGTATAACCGCTGAAATAAACGAAGCAAAGCAAAAGGCTCTAGACTTAAGTAGAAGTGGTGTTACTACAAATAATAATAGTGTTACTAATAATAGAAATAATACATTTAATGTATATGCCTCTAACAATAATGGAGGTAGAAGTATAGAAAGTGAATTAAGAAGTTTGACTTTTTCTATGGCATAAGGAGGGAGTATTAGAGTTGCAAAAATTAATATATAGAAATTCTAAAGGACAAGAAGTAACTTTAAGTAACTCTCGTCCTTTTATTTTGGAATCAGTAGGAAATGTAGCTAATACAAGTGCTGGGATAAACACATCATACAGTGCTGGCCAGGATGGAGTTAGTATAGATAATATATCCATTAAAGAAAAACTATTGCCTATAACGGGAGGATTAGTAGGTGATAGTTTTGAGGACGTAGATAGAAAAAGAGAATATTTAACAAATATATTTAATCCTAAGTTTCATGGAGAACTTGTTTACACAAATAATGCAATAAGTAGAAAAATTAAAGGAAGAGTGCAGGATATAACCTTTCAGGATAAGATAGGATCTATTCAAAAATTTTTAATTCAAGTTTTAGTCCCTAACCCATTTTGGGAAGATATATACACTAAGAAAGAAGAAGTAGCTCTATGGGTTGGAGACTTTGAATTCCCTTTAGAAATTCCACCAGAAGGTATAGAAATGGGACATAGAGTTAGTAACCTAATTGTTAATATAAATAATACTGGAGCGGTTGAGTGCGGTATGAAAATACAATTTAAGGCACTTGCTACAGTAGTAAATCCTTCTTTGTTTAATGTTAATACTAGAGAATTTATAAAAATTAATAGGACACTTAGTGCTGGGGATGTTTTAGAAGTTACCACAGAGTTTAGTAACAAAAGAATAGAACTTGTAAAAAATAATGGAGTTACGCAGAATGTATTTAATTGGATCGATTTAGACTCAGAGTTCTTACAATTAGAAGTGGGAGATAACTTATTTAGATATGATGCAGAAAGTGGTATAGATAATTTAGAGGTAGCAATTTATCATACTTCGCTGTATTTGGGGGTGTAGATTATTAAGACAGCTAAAATATTAGATAAGAATATAAATCTATTAGGTGTTATAGATAATTACGAAAGCTTTTCTATAACCAGAAGATTCTTTGAATGTGGAGAATTTGAATTTAAAATTAACTCTAATAAACTTCATACAGATAAATTAGTAAAAAATAACTTGATTCTCTTAGGAAAGGATTATAACAAGGTGGGACTAATATTACATCGGGAGTTTGTTTATGGAGAAGGAGGACAGGAAGCAGAGACACTTTTAATAAAAGGTATAATGATCCAAGGACTATCTAAAAGAAGAATTATAATACCAGATATAGGGCAAGAATTTGATAGTTGTATTGGTAACCAGGAAACTATAATGAAATATTTCGTATACAAAAGCTGTATTAGTCCAACGGACTTGAATAGAAAAATAGATAATTTGATTATAGCAGTAGATAAAAAACGTGGTGAAAATGATAGGTGGAGGGGAGCTTATGAAAGCTTAGACGAAAAGTTAAAAGAAATAGGGGAATACAGCAATCTTGGTTGGAACATTGTACTAGATCATAAACAAAAAAAATTTATATTTGATGTAATGCAAGGAAAGGACTTAACGGTTAATCAAAACACTAACCCTCCAGTTATTTTTCGTTCTGATTTTAATAACATAAAGACTAGACATTATACAGAAAGCATTATTAATAGTAGAAATTCTCTTTACATTGGGAGTAAAGAAAAGTTAGTTTTAAACCTTGGTGATATAACTGGATTTGAAAGAATGGAAACATTTTTAGATAGTACATCAGAGGAAGTAGAGGATATAAAAAAAGAAGGTTTAGTTAAACTTGAAGAAATTAAGGAGCTAAAAACATTTGAACTAGAAATTAATCCAAACAATACATTTGTGTACGAAAAAGACTATGATTTAGGGGATATAGTTACTATCCAGGATAAGAAATTAAAAGTAACTATGGATAGTAGAATTGTAGAAGCACAGGAAGTGTATAGTAATGATGGTATGAAACTTAAAGCTACTTTTGGTACAAGAATACCAAGTTTACTTGCTGTGTTAAAAAGGATGGTGAAATAAGAAGTAATGGAAAAGAGCTTTGTATTTAACAGTGTAAACGGAGATAGAAGGTATAAAGCGGAAGATTTTAGAGAATATTTTGCAAGTTTCATAAGCAATGGAGTGTTCCCTAATCCAAGCAATAATCTGCAAGTTATAGCTAATAATGATATGACTATAACAATTAAAGCCGGTAAGGGGTGGATTAATGGAGCAATTTATATTAACACAGATGATTATATTTTAAATATAGACGTAGCAGATGGTGTATTAAATAGAATAGATAAAGTTGTATTAAGAATGGATACAGCTGAAAGAAAAATATATTCTTATGTAAAAAAAGGACAATTTGCAAGTTCTCCAACCGCCCCAACACTTCAACGTGATGCAGATGCATATGAGATAGCATTAGCAGATGTGGCTGTTAATAAAGGTGCTATTAGTATTACACAGGCTAATATAACAGATTTAAGACTTGATAAAAACTTATGCGGCATAGTGCATGGAACTGTAGATCAAATAGATGTTACAACTCTATTTAATCAATACAGTACAAGGTTTAAAATAAAATCAGAAGAATTTGAAAAAGAATTTGAAGATTGGCTTAAAACTTTAAAGGATGTTTTAGGGGAGGATACAGCAGGTAATCTATTAAACTTAATAACTAAAAATACTGAAAGTATAAATAATATTAAGTCAGATTTGGCTGATATTACGAAGGATAGTTATCCAATAGTAGAAGCTACTGGAACTAATGCATATGTCGGTGTTAGTGATAAAATTACTAGTTTAAAAAAGGGAACTAGATTTACATTATTTATTGGGAATAATGCAACAGGAAACTGTACTATAAATATAAATAATTATGGTGCTAAAAATGTTAAAGATCCTTTCGGTAAAATAGTAAATAATTTAAAATCGAATATACCATACAATCTTTGCTACAATGGCGTGGATTTTATATTACAGGGTAAAGGAGGTGGTGGAAATCTTCAACCTAATCAAGCTTTAGCTGGATACACATTTACTAATGACAATGGTCCACAAGTTGGAGTAGGAGATCCTAACCTAAAGCCAGAAAATATATTAAACGGTAAAACTATATTCGGTGTTCAAGGGATTGTAAAACGTATAGAGGATATACCAGATTATTTATCAAATTCTCCAGGTGATACCCATGTTGCTGTAACGAAAGATTATATATGGACTAGAAAAGGATCGAAAAATGGAGCCGCATATGCTTTTGATATAAATGGTACCCTTAAAAAAACGGTTATACGTGGTGGTAGTGAGAATTTTTTTGCTGCTAGTGATTATCATATGCTATGGTGTTGGGATGGCTCAGTGTCTAATTTTTATTTGACTGATTTAGAAGGTTCAAAAATTACATCTATATTGTCATCGGATTATTCTGATGTAGGAGCGATTAACTCGAGCACACGTCGCTTTTTTATAGTAACTGGGAGCTGGTTAAAAGTCTATAATTTCGATGGTACACTATTAGGTGAATCCTCAGTTACAAAAAATACTCAAATTATAGCGATAGTACCAACATCAAAAGGGGCATACTTTTGCACTAGTGGAGGTATTGCAATATTTGTTACAAATAGTGGGGAGCAAAAGGAAACAACATATGTATCAGCATTATTTTCAAACATATTTCAATAATGAAAATTTATAAAGGAGAAGTTCATTATGTTTTATTATAAACTAGTTAATGTTAGACAAGAAAACGGAGTATACGATTATAAGGAATTGGATATAGATTTATTTTATAAAGGTTATCAAGTATATCCATTTAATATGAGAGAAAATAATATGTGTTTAGTTGCAAGTTCTGAAAATATACCATCTAATGGCGATTTAGAACAATTAATAGAAAAAGAATATTTTCAATTAAAAAATATGATAGAAGAAGAAAATAATACAATTGTTTCAAAACAAGAATATAAAACGCAAGAAGAAAGAATAGAAAAATTAGAAAATGATATAACTATTTTGCAAAATAATTCTATAGAACAAAAATATAATGAATTAATGAAAGGAGTAAAATAATATGTTATATGAAATATTAAAAAGTTTAATAGGAAAGAATGCTTTTGAAAAGGAGGATATGACAAATAAGTTAAATGTATTTTATACTTTTAGTCAGCTAACTGTAGAACAATATGCAGAGCTTATGGGAGAAGTTAGTCCAAACACAAAAGAAGATGTAAAAGACAATACAGAAAAAGTTGTGACACAATAGATAAATAAGGCGACAAAACAAGGGGGTTAAATACTTTGGAAAATATATATAAAGTACAATAAGTAGATCAGGAGAAAGAATAATAAAGGATATAGGGAAAACATTAAATATAAGAATTATAAAAATAAAAATAAGAAGATTTTAAAAGAATCATTGTAGATTGCTAAATATTTTATTTTAGCATATAATATAAAGTAAAATAAAGGAGGTGTAAGATAATGTTAACTGGTAAAATATTTCTTGATAAATTTAATGAGCTAGTTGGGTTAATTTACACTCCGAGTCCTAATATTGATTATTATTCTTATATAAAGAAACAATCAGATTTGGGGTATCATCAGGTAATAATAACTTCTCAGATGATGATTAATCTAATTGAATATTTGTGTATTGACCGCGATTTTGAAGTTACTAAAATTGAACTTTTAGAAGAAGATATGAATCAAGATGATACTATATCACAGTATTTAAATCTTACTAAAAAAAATAAAATATATTTTCACAAATTAATTGAAGAACTAAAATTTATTAAAGATGAATCATCGATTGATATAAAAAGAGTTCATTTTATTGGTCATTCTAAAGGTAAAAAACATTTTAGATTTTTTATTCAAGTAAATGGTATTTATGAGATTGATAAAGAATTCTTTGAATATGAAACTAAAGAGCTTATTAAGATATTAAAAAGGTGTATGAGTAATGAATAAATTGAAGATGAAGAAATTAAAATACCTATATCCTATTATTTCATCTTTGTTGGCACTTTGGGTTGTAAATTTATTTAATATTGTCAAATATTTTAGTTTTGTACCTAGTGAACATAGATTTGATGTTTGCCTTGCATTATACTTAACTATAATACAAGGTTTATTTACATTAGTAGATGAATGTTTAAAAGATAAGTTATTTAAGATTTCATCTAAAGTACAAGTTATATTTTATGAGCGAAAACAAAATAAGGATATTAATATTAATCCAGTTATTTGTTTTAATAAAGAAACTGGAGTGGGGGAAGTTAAATGTTCTATTAAAGCATGTGGTAATGCAGCCTTATTAAGTAATACTGAACTAATTATTCGATTCCCAAATTGGGTTCAAGTTCAACCAAATATAAAGGAATGTGAACTATCCCTATCAGAAAATGATAATTTGGTTCATATTTATCTAAAAAATTTGTTGACTAATACTTTAAATGAGGAATTTAAAATAGAATTTAATTTGCCTATGGTAATAAATGATTATAACGGGCACAGAGAAAATCAAATTAAATGTGAGTTTAAATTTATTAATGATAACATAAAATATAAGATGTACCCTAAAGAATATAGTACGAATAGTTTTAAGCTTGTAAGTGAAAATATATGATTGTGGGTGATGGGGAAAAATGGCTAGCGTGACAAGATGGGTAGATAAAGAGTCAACATCATTAAAAAATGCTATAGATAATATAATCACAATATCAGAAAGAGAGAATGATTCGGAGGGGACAACACGATATTGTAATTGGGAATCTGAAAAAACATTTGATCAAATTCAAATAACACAATTCAATAATAGAGAAATAGAATATAATTATTTTTCAGTATCATTTGATAGTGTAAGGCCAGGGCTAGAGCCCGTAGAAGATAGAACAACACATAATAAGTGCTTTGTTATAGTTTATTTTAATGGCTTTTCTGTAAACTATATAATAGATAGGAATTCGGATGCGAAAACTATTTTAAGAAAATTACTTAACTATTCTGGGAAAAATGAAATTGTGGAAAATAATTACCAAGTAGATAGTGACTTCTTTATTTGGTTAATTAGTAAAGTATATTATGATCAAAATACAATAGAGATTAATAGTCAAACAGATGTTAAACTTGTATTAAAATCTATTAGGGGATTTAAAGGAGATTCTCAAGATTATTTAACAAAAGTTTCAGCTTCTGGAGAGTCTGTAATGAAAATAATTAGCACACTTTCTTTTCTACTAGAAAGTCGAAATATTAATCAGATAAGGATTAATATAGATTATGGAAACAATCGAGGAATCGTAATAGAATTAAATATTAATAATTCTATTAGAATTAACACAGATATATATATAGGAGACTACATAATGGAAGTTCAAGAGAAAAAGATATCTCAGTTGTATCTGTTGTTTTATTTAGAATTATTCCCTAATCTTATACAGTCATATCAGAATGAAAAAGAGTGTGAGTTGTGGAATAGGGAGAAAAATATCAACTTTTTAAAAGATGTTGCTGAAGCTTTAACGGAAAGTATAAATATTAAATTGAATACATTGACAAATAAATAATTTATTATAAGAATAAAAATAATTTAGAAAATTTAAAAATAATTTATCTAATAGAAAAGAACTTGTTTAATACAGGTTCTTTTCTATTAGAATTTTGGATAATTAAAGCAATATAAATAATTTATAAAGGCGAAGTATGGATCATGTAGGTCTTTTTATTTTTGCCCATTTACTTGGAATACAGTAGATATTAAAAATAATGGGAAAATATAAAATAAAATACAATTTTATGTTATAATTTAGATAGAATAATATAAAGGAGGTATTGAAATTGAATATAGATAAAATAAAAAAATTAGAAGATTTAAATAAAGAATTATCAAAACTTCAACAGCAGAGAAATAGAAATTTCGAAAAAGCCAAAGTTAATTTTTTTGAAAATAATATTCAAAAGTTTAAGGACTTTTTTATAAAACAAGGATTTGCTGTTACAGAAAGCAGCAAAGTAGACAGAGAGGGGTATAATAATAAAGTTATAAGTGCAATATATAATAATTTTAAAATTGATGTTGCTATTCCACCTATAGACATTTCATATATGGGTGCATATTCAGTATGGGAGTTAAATGTATATAAAGATGATGTAAAATATTCTCTTATGGTTAATGAACTAGGGCATAAGCCATCTATTAGAACTAGTTTTACTTCATCTATAAATAAAACATTAACAGAAGATGAAAAAATGGAAAATGAAATAATAGAAACAAAAGAAACAATAACTATGCTAAAGGAAGAATTAGAATCAAATGAAAAAACAGATTTTGGATTTACTTTAGTAAAGGAAGAAAAAGAAAGAAAATTTTGTGATACACAGTTTAAGTCAATGAATGATTTATTGAAAACTTTATTTAATTAACATATTTCAACTTAAAAAAGAACCTACTTATTAAATGTGGGTTCTTTTTTTATTATAATTTTGGAGGTGTAATGTGGAATTAAAAGTCTGCGAGGAAAAACATAAAAGGATAGAAGAAAAAATTAATGTTCAAGATATTAGACTTAACGATCATGGAAAAAGAATTGATAAAATAGAACAAAGCCAATCTAGGACAGATACTAAGATTGAGAATCTTTGTGACCAGTTAAAACAACTTGTAGGTATTATGAAGTGGTATGTAGGATTAACAGTAGGAGCTTTAGTAAGCTTCTTTTTTTATGCAATTCAACACAATATTTTTAGATAGAAAGGTAGGTGATTATATGAAGTTTTTAGAGCAATTCTTACAGATAAAAAAGATTATAGCATTATTAACTACTATAGTATTTTGCATTTTAGCATTAAAAACTAATATATCAAGTACAGAATTTTTAAGTGTATTTACATTAATAATAGGGTTTTATTTTGGACAAAGTTCAGCTAGACAGGCAGTGAAAGAAAGTAAAGAGCAGGATTAACACTTGTTCTTTTTTTATTATAAATTTAGGAGGAATGTTTTATGTTATTTAATTTAAATCCAGGACATACATTAAGCGGTGGAGATGTAGGAACTAGAGGAATAGGCGGATTAAAAGAAGAAGTATTAACAAGGCAACTAGTAGGGGAAATAGATAAAGAATTAAGAGGTAGAGGACATAGCACTAACATATGTAGAGTAGATTATGCATCAACATTACAAGAAAGTTTAAATAAACAAGTAGCCTTATGTAATTCAGTAAATGCAGATTTAAATATTTGCATACATTTTAATACTACAGTAGGTGGTTATGGATCAGAAGTATATACTTATAGTGGTAAGTATTTAGTAGAAGCAGATAGGGTATTAAAACAGTTAAATAATTTAGGATTTAGAAATAGAGGAATCAAAGACCAACCTTTAGCACTAACTAAAAGAACTAAAGCAAAAACAATTTATATAGAAGTATGTTTTATAGATAGTTCTGGAGATGTAGCTATACTTAATAAATATGGAATGAATGGAATTGCTAAAGCAATAGTAAATGGTGTTTTAGGAACGTCTTCCAATGTAACACCAAGCAAGCCATCTACTAATGATAATGAATGGATTAATTTAGATGGTAAAACAGGCACAATAAATACACCAAGCGGTGTAAATATTAGAGAAAAGAAATCTACATCTTCTAAAATATTAGGTGCTTTACCTAATGGAGCAAAAGTACAATTATATAGAAAAGAAGGAGATTGGATACACATTTATTATCCTCAGCATGGTGGTTATATTTATGGGAAATATGTAAAATATTAATTTGAAATGTAATTTGAGATTATATCGTAAGTTAATTTATTAAGATTTGAAGGAATTTGTTTCAAAATATAGAATATTAACATTAAAGTTAATAATTGGAGGAATTAATTATGAATGAAAAGATTGATATAGAAAAAGCAAAAAAAGTACTGGAATCTATAAAAGATGAAGATCTGGAGATTAAATACATTGGTATAGAAAAAGTAATATATGATGAAACCAAAAAACCATATAAAACATTTCCTGTAGAATTAAAAAATAAAAAAGTCTATATGTTTGATGCATTTATAGGAAAAGATGAAGATAGAGCTACTAGATATCAATATTATGTTGATTTTGATGGAAATGTATATAGAGACGATTACCCTATAAATGCTACCTGTATAAAAATAAAATAATATTAAATGGTAGCTATAGCTTATTCTATAGCTACCTTCTTTTTTTATTGGAAGAATTATTATAAATTATATAAAAATAGGTTGACTTCTTATACTACGTGTAGTATAATTATAATTGTAAGGAGGTGAGAGAAAAAGGTGGTCAAATGGATAAGAAAACTAAAAAAGCTTGATAAACTACTGGGAATAGTTATCAAGCTACTGGTAAAAATAACAATCATAATAATGCTACTAAAACAATTATATGATTTGTTATGAACACAGGGGAGGAGTTCTCCTCCCTCACTCTTATAATACCACCTTGAATGATATGAGTAAAGATTTAAAAGTATTATTTAAATTAATACTAAAGATAACCATTAAATTAATTACTATAGCTCTATTAGTATGCTTGATATTTAAAATAGTTATGTAGGAGGTTTTCAAATGGGAAAATCTAAACAGACAATAGCTAATCAGAATTGGGAAAAGAAAAATAGAGAGTATGCAAGCTATTTGAAAAGTCGTAGTAGTGCTAGAAGCTTTATAAGAAATAAAGCAACAGCGGAGGACATAGAAGAATTTAGGGACCTATTAAAAGAAAGAGAGAACTTATTAAAACAAGAATAGAAGGGGAGATTTTAAAAATGAAAAAGGTGGTTATAAGTTTATTAACAGGCATATTAATAGGAGCTTCAACTAGATTTGTTGGTGTAGCCAATGCAATTACACCAGCAGAGGACAATGGGAAAGAAAATGGTTACTATATGTATTGTTTAGATAAAAATAAACCTATATGGGTATCTTTAGATAAAGTAAAAGAAGGAGAAAAATTTCTCTACTTATCTAATACTAAAAATAATACAGTAATAAAATTGGTAAAAATAAATTAAATTTGATAAAATTATATTATAAAAAAGATAACAGGAGTTGATTGTATGATATATGGATATTGTAGAACTGCTAATGATAATAAAAAAAGTATAGAGAATCAAATTGGATGGATAAAAAGCAAAGGGGTTAACGAAAAGGATATTTATATAGACATTGGAAGTGCACTTGAAAATGGAGCAGAGCTGAACAAATTACTAGATAGTATACAAGAGGGGGATACAATATTCTCTAAAGATATTAATAGAATAACACGTAGCCATAAAGGATTAGAAAAGATAATAGAATTTGCTAAAACTAAACGTGTTAAGTTTGTGCTAGGAGATAAAATTATAGATGGCATTAACGGAGTAGATATAGGTGTAGAGGCTATATCTGCTATGATTAGTACATTAAAAGAATATGAAGAAATCATAGAAAATAGCTATATTGATAATATGGAAGAATAAATATAAAAAGAAGTAATTCCTTAATTGGAACTACTTCTTTTTTATTTTTTGAACAATATAGGTATGCATATACATAGCAGCATTATAAAAGTTATTGTTATACATAAATCTATTCTTATTTTACACTTCATATCATCACCTATTTAGATTTTTAACATTAATATAATTTTTAAACATATAAAGGAAATTAGTAAATTAAAATAGAATAGAGCATATAATATAAGAAAGAGGTGTATTATATGGTCGTAAAAAATAATTTAAAAAAAATTAGAATGCAGGAATATTTAATGGCTCCTGGAGAATTTGCCAAATTTTTAAATGTAGATATAAAAAATTATTCTAGTTGGGAAAGAGGTAGAAGTAAACCAACTTTAGATAAAGCTTTAAAAATGTCAGAAAAATTAAATAAAGATGTAAAAGAGATATGGTATTTAGAATAATCATATCTCTTTTTTATTATTTTACTTTCGTATTTAACACGAATTTTAATTTTAAAGTAAACTTTTTCGGATTATATGCATAGTATATATTAAACAAAAGAAAACAGCTGCCATGGGGAATAAATGGTGTCAACCTTTATTTTTTATGGCGGAATAATTTTAATCGTGGTGCTACGCACGTTGTACTTATAATTTTATTTCGTATATTTTGGGTATAGATTTTGTTTATACTGCAGCTTGCCGTAGACCGATACTTCATATTTTTTAATTAAAATTTTTAAAACTAATTTAAATTTGGGAAATCGTAACTCACTACGGTTTTTGACAAAACCCCGTTCGCTAGGGAGACCCTTAGAACCCCTATGTTCCGAGGAATGAATAAAGGTATTCACCATTATTCATTCCTACGGCTAATTATTAAAAAGGAGGAATGTATATGTTATCTTTATTAGCAAGCACCGCATTAATTGGAGGAAGCACTATAGCAGCAGAATTACTGGGATTAAAACTAAAGAATAAGAAAAATAAAATAGATAATTTAGCAAATGCAAAACTCTCTACTAAAGAAGATCTAGAAAATATCTTAGGAAATTACTTACAACTTTCTAAAAACATTAAACTAAAAGAGAAAATGGGATTTGAGGGAAGTGTAACTGTAGCTCCAACAGGTGGAGGAAAAACAACATCTTATTTTATTCCTAACTTATTAAATTCTAACCTAAAAGGCAGTTTAATTATCTACGACCCTAAAGGAGAACTCTACGAGAAAACAAGTTGGTTCCAAAATAATATTTGTGGAAGAGATATAGTTGTATTTGCACCTTTGGAACCTTCTATAAGTTGTAAATATAATTTACTAGATCAATGTGAAGATACAACAGAAATTCTACAATTAGCTAGCACTTTAATAGCGAACGGAAGTTTAAGCATAGAACTAGCAACAGGAAAGAAGACAGGAGGAGCAGAATGGGACAATATGGCTACACCGCTTTTTAGCGCAGCGTTACTATATTGTAAAGAGCAGGGATTACCTGTAGCTACAGTAGAAACTGCATTTAGATTAATAATAGAAAAGGATCTAGAAGAATTAGATACTTTATTTTCTAATAGTACCGAGGACTGCAAAACACAATGGGATATATTTAATAGTGTTGGAGATGCAGATAGAACCATAGGTAGTATAAAAATTACTTTGGCAACTGCATTAAAAATATTTGGAGATAAAAAAATATGCAATGTCTTAGGTGGTACCAGCACCTTCAACCCTGCACATTTAAGAAAAAAATCTACTTGTATATATATTATATCAGAAGAAAGGAAAAGTAGCTATGTGAGCCCTGTAATGGCAAGCTTTTTTTCGCAATTGTTTGATAAAGTTTTATATAGTTACAATAATAACTCTCTACCTGTTTATTTTTTCCTAGATGAATTTGCTAATTTAGGAATGTTAAATAATATGAGTATAAACTGTGCTACAGTGCGAAGCAGAAAAGTTAGCTTGAATATATGCTTACAGAGTATTAGCCAATTGGAACAGATATATGGTAAGGATAATGCCTTATCTATACTAAATAATCTTAAAACTAAAATAGTCTTTAGTGGATTATCCGATTTAAAAACTCTTAATTATTTTTCAGAGTTATGTGGAAATACCCAAATACAAATATGCAGTACCAACATTGGGAAAGATAATACTACTAAAACTTATAGTAATACTACTAAAAAACTATTTAATAAAGAGGATATTAGATGCTTAAATGAAGATGATATGCTAATTGTAATGCATAATAAACAACCTATCTTAGATAAAAAGAATATCTATTATACACAAAAAAAATACAATTTTCAAATAAAAGAAACATCTCTAAAAATAAATTTACCAAAAGAAAACATTATTAGAAATAAAGATGAAGAAAAATATATAAATTTATTTAAAGAAAATATTAAACTTAAAATAGAGCAAAGAATAAAAGAACAGGAAGAAAAATTAATACTAGAAGGAATTAAAAAATTAGACCAACAGAGCACTAATAGGCTGGTTGAGGAGCTATGGAAATAACAGGCCGACTATATGCAATTTTTAGAGTGGGAGAAAAGAAGTATAAAACTATAGGATCTATAGCAGGATACCAACGCCACATGGAAAGAGAACAATATACTCCAAATGCAAATACTAATACAGCTAACCTAAGACTTATAGGAAGCAATTTTATAATGGCAGATGTAAAAGAATATATAGAAGGTATTAAGCTTAGAAAAAATGGTGTTATAGCTAGAGATTTATTATTAACTGCATCACCAGCATTTTTTAGAGATTTATCTATACAAGAAAAAGAAAAATGGGTTAATACTAACATAGAGTTTTTAGAAAAACATTTTGGAGAAAACTGTGTATATGCAATGCTCCACCGAGACGAAACTACTTGGCATATAAGTGCCATGATAGTACCAAGATTTTGGGATGAGAAAAGAAAAAGGTATGTGCTGGCCAATAGTAGATATTTTGATGGTAAGAAAAAACTTAGTGAATGGCAGGATGAATACAGCAGTTTTATCAAACAACAATTTAAAGAACTTAATAGAGGACAAAGAGGATCTAAAGCACACCATGTTAAAATTTCTAATTTTTATAGAATATTAAATAGTGAATTAGATAGTTATAATGCTTTAGAAGTTATTAAAAAAAGTAAACAATCAATTGCATTAAAAGAACAATTAGAAAATGTACAAAGTACTCTAAATAAATATAAAGATTATGCTAAGTTAACAACATTAGAAAAACAAGAATTATTAAATAATCTCAAAGATATAAAACAGGATAAGGTAGTTTTTAAAGAAACTATTAAAGCTATGTCAGAAATATATAAAATATCCCAGCAGAGCATTGCGAAAATAATAGATAGTGTAGATAAAAATTTACAAAGAGGTGGAGATAGTGACAACGAGAGAAGAGTATGAATTAAGACTTAAGATTATAGAACAATGGATAGAAATTAAGCCTAACGAGGAACTAATGGAAGCTTTAAAAACTGCCCAAAGAGAGATTAAAGAACTAGGATTAGTAGAATACCAAAGGGAAATATAATATAAATTTACAAAAATGAATTATTTGTTATAATTAAGCTATATTACCATGAGGAGGATTTGATAATATGAAGAAAATACTATCTATATTAATAGTAGGAATTTTAGCCTTAGGATTAGTTGCTTGTGGATCTAAACAAACAACTAAGAATGAAGAAAAAAATAAAATCTATAAATCTGGAGAAGAGGTATTTATTAAAGATAAAAACGGGAAAGATGTTTATTCATTGAAGATAAACGAAGTAAAAACAGATAATGATTTTGAATATAAAAAAGATTTTCCAGAGAGTAATAGAAAACAAATAATAGAAGTGACTTATAACTATAAAAACATAGCTAAAGATGATGAAAATAAATTAGAAATACACGGAGCTGATCTAAAAGTTATGGATTCCACGGGTGCAATGGCTGAAAGTTCTGATATGTTTCCTAAACAAAAGCCACAAAAAACTCCAGTAGGAGCTAATTGTACTGTTCAAGCTTATTACGGTTTACAAAATACAAGTGATAAAGTAAGAGTAGTGTTTAGTACTGAATCCTATAACACTACTATAGAATTTGAAGTACCAGTAAAATAATATTATTTATAATACAAAAACTCTAGAGGAATTACCTTTAGAGTTTTTTATATTTACATAATTGAGTATCATCTATTATACAATCTTCATGTGGACAGTAACAACATATTATATCTCTAATACATATATCAAGTTCATTTGCAATTTTTTCTACTTGGTCAAGTGTAAGATCTTCAAGATTTTTTTCATTTCTTATTATCTTTTTGTCAATTAATCTTTTAATATTATTTTTTATAAATTTTCCAGTATCATTATTCTTCACCTTTTGCCTCCTTATTTTTATGCCTAGTACAATTACAACAATCTTTATTGTTTATTAATAAAAGTGCTGTACATACTTCTAGAGCCTCCGCGATTCTTTCTAGCATATCCAAAGATGGTGTTTTCTTGCCTGATTCAATTTCCGAAACATAACTTCTGCTAATACCAGCCAATATTGCTAATTTACTTTGGCTAATATTCTTTTCCTCACGAATTTTTTTAAGATTAATTTTCACAGTTTCATCACCAAAATTAAGTATAACTTAATATATAATAGAAAATCATTGCATAAATCATGGAAAATAATAGTTAAAAATGTAATAATATAATATATTAAAAATTATACAAATTTTGGTCGAAAATATCGCTCGCAGTGAACACTTTTTGTGCTATTATATACGTGTAAGATGCATCTACACAAAAATAAATTTAAATTTATTTAGTTTTTAAATCATTAGAATGAGATTTATAAAATGGTTCCATTTTATTTGTCCTACACAAAAGATAGTCTAGGGATATATTAAAATAGTCAGCTATTTTTACTAATAAAGAAATGTCAGGTTCACGAATACCGTTTTCATAGTTAGCTACAGCAGAGCGTGTTATTTTAAGAATATCTGCGATTTGATCTTGAGTTAAATCTCTATCTTCCCGCAATCCTTTTAGTCTATCTTTAAATACCAATATAATCACCTCAAATAAAAATTTTATCAT